TGTCATAAAGTGACGAATAGCAGCTCGAGCCGTACAGAAAGCAAACGCTTGATAGTTACGGTTAAGAAGCAGGCTCGTCTTGGTATCTGGCTGTACGACTCTCATTCAGCCAATATATTGTACTAACTATCTCTAAAAGCAAGCTCTTACTTTAAAGTAAGAAGATATTTTAACGTATTACATTCCCCTTTGATCTCATCTCTAATATTAAAGAGATCAGTGTCTTTTTCATCAAGCTCGTTTTCGTATGTATCAAGATATGTAATGAATTCGTTAATTAAATTATTAATATCTGCCCCTTCTAAATTGATAAGGTTGAAAGCATAATTACCTTCGTTAGCTTTGAGCCGTTCATACTTACCCATAAAGGTCTCTACAAAAGAATCAATCAGCCCGTCTAAATTTTCATAGGCCTTCCCTAACGCTTTGTGTTGTGCATAGCTTTCGGTTTGCCAATGAAATATCCGTAATTGCTGTTGAAACTGTACTAAGGGTACTATTATCTTCACAATTATATTTAGGCTCTAAAAGTTTACTTCCCCCACATTTATATGTGGGCCGTTTTGCTGCAAAACACATACTTTAACTGGGTTGTCCTGTCGTAATCTTTTAGCTTCAGTTATGGCGGTATTAACGTCAGTATATTTGTGTGCTTTATTAAGTCCGCGTAGCCAGGTATCGTCTCCAGCGTAGACTAGTCTTTCGTCAATAGGATCCCTGGCTTTGTCAAACTTTATACTATTGTCAAGAATGATAAAATATTGATTCATTAGCGAACACGAGAACGAGAGTCTAGATTATATACCTCAACATAATTACTATAATTAATAACCAAGGTATTACCATTTACGTCATAATCTAGCATATTATCATTGATTCCTATAGTAAACCACGGAGCTCCAGAAGTAGCTTCATGGATCCATAGCATTCTATCGTTAAAACGAGCGTAATACATATATTAAATATCTGACGTTTCGAGCTTCTTAAGCTTGTTTTCAATTTGTAGGGTCTTGATACTATGAAGCTGCTTTTCAATAGTCCTAGCAGTCTTAATTTTCATCACTAGAGCGTCTGTACGGTTATCAACATAATCCTGTATATCGAGAGGCTTGATATACTTCATACCCTCAGGGCTATCAAAGTCTATTCCTCGATCTTCGCATTTCTCTGCAATAATATCTACTGCTTCAAGTAATGCAGCCCAACGAGAAAATTCATACAGGCTGATACCTTTATTAGTAATGATAGTCTCTTCCATAAAAATTAGAGTTTAGTTGCGATAGGGGTTGTTACGAGTGCAGCTTCAGCAGTAATATATGCAGCGTTTTTAGCATCGCACATACCACATATAAATTGATTCTCATCATTAGCGTTTATTACGACTTGATTAGGTTCTTTGCAGGCTGCACAGTTAATAGTAAACGTGATACGAGAAAGAATCTCAAGCTCTTTAAGTTGATTTTCCTTAATAGTTTTGGCAGCTTTATACTGCAAGTATGAGTTGTAAAGGTAGAATACTACAAACTGTCCTAAGAACCCGGCAAAGCTCCAGATGATAAAAGATTCACCTAAAATATAAGCCAGTCCGCCTACAATCAACGCACCAGCGAGAGTTTTGAGCGTTGAGCTCAAAAATACAATTATAGCTTGTTTCATAGCCTGTATTAGAGGCTCTTATTTATTTTGGTGCAAGCGTAAAGTTGTCTAATTCTGCAGCTAGTTCTTTATAGGCTAGCATGATTCCTTTTAACTTAGACCGGAATCTTTTAAGCTTATCTTCTTTTCCTTTAAAAAGAGGTAAAGCAGTAGCAGTCGCTGCCTTGTTCTTTAAATCCAATGTCTGCAAATAAAGATTAGCTAATTGTAGTACCGCGTCCTGTAGCGGAAAAGGTAGAGCTTGTGGATTTGGGCCACCCGGGTTTTGGTCTCTTAAGTTAGCAAGTTTACTTAAAACCGGGGCGTTGTCTCTGCTGTATTCATAGGCAGACAGGGTTTCTGGCGACTGAGTACCTGTCTGTACCCCGGTATAGTATTCAGCTTCCTTAAGAAGTTTATTAGTTTTTCTTGTTTTGCTCACTGTTCTCAATATTTACTATTCCAATCTTAAATCTACCAGAACATTTTGGACAAAGCCAATGAGCTTCATTTATTATCTCGCTACCTCTATTTACTCTCATTATTCTGGGGTGGACCGGGCCATAATTGCAAATATTGCACTTCTCAGGACGAGGCACTATTAATTGATTCATCTATATACTTATTCAAACATCTTGCAAAAATCTACTAAAGCTTCAGCTGTAGATCTGCCAAAAGCATTCTTCCATTCTGACATGTTATTAGATATAGACTTGAACTCTAGTTCTTCGCAGATACTTTCAAATTCTTTAAAATTAGGCACTACGGCTTGTAACTGCTCAAACTGCTGTTTATAGAGATCAGTTTCGTTCAAATTATCAGTTATCCCGTATGAAAGATCGACTAGCTTTAAATTGCGCTCAACTTGTTCTTTATAGGGAGCAATAACATCTAATTCATTATTTGCAAAGCTTTTAGCAAGCTTTAAACCTCTAACTTTACCAAATCCGTCTAAACCGGAGATGTTATCGGATGTATCTCCAACTATAGCTTTAAAGTAGACATATTCTCTAGGAGTTAATTTAAAATGCTCTTCAAAGTTATCATAAGTAATACTGATCTTCTTAATAGGGTTATAAAATGTAGTATCCAGGTCTACTAGCTGCGCGAAATCATTATCTACACTTACGATAATTTTTTTGTTCGCTATGTTTTTACAAAGCCAACTAATAACATCATCAGCTTCCAATGAACCAGGATAGATATTCTTGATACCTAATGCTGTAGTAGACTTAACAATTTCGGGCATCATATCATAAACCTCTTTGTTGCGGTTATGATCTCTAGTGCCTTTGTAGGTACCCTCTGTAAGAGTTTTCCGGAAATTAACCTGAGTGGTAAGCTTAGTATCCCAAGCAATATAAATCTTGTTAGTTTTAAACGTTGTCGCGCTCGTCTTTAGCGTCTTTAAGAATGTGAAAAGCGTCCCTGTTTCTACCCCTTTGGAGTTCGTTAAGGGCATCTTTGTATTTTTTGCGATCCAATGAGCGCGATGTAGAGTGTTGTTCCCGTCTATTAAGAGAGTTGGTACGTTTTGCATGCTCATATTCAGCTATACATACATTGTATACTTTACTTGGTAAAGTATCAACTAATTCTAAGAGTTTATTTTCTAAAGCCCAGCTTAAATCTTTTGTAGGTACTACTCGTTCAAATTTATCCGGTAAAGAAAAAAATACTGTATATCCGGGTATATCTCGTACCTTGACTAACCATTCTCCCTTATAAGAGCCTTCTGTTACAAAATATACCCCTCTATCAGCAGAAGTAAAAAAGTCTTTAATCTTATTAACCAGATTCGTTTTTTCCATACGGATCTTCTCCGCTACTATTGACAATGTTTTGGTTAATCTTAAACATTACTCGACGAAAACGCTCTAACAGAGCATCATGCTCGGCAGGGTTTTCCGCAGAAACGATCTCAACAGGTTGATTATTGAGATCGTATCCGATTAGTAGATAGGGACCTAAAAACTCTTTAATTTGTTGATCTAAGGAATCGATTTCTCGGTTCTTTTCTCTAACAATTTTATTTTTTAAAGTCTTAAAATATTCCAGTTTAGCGAGCTGTAGCATCTCTTGAAGTGCTTCTTGCTCATTTTTAGGTATTAAGCTGCTTACTGTGCCGGATAAAGCAGGCGTCGCGGTAGTATTAGGCGTTATCTTGGGCTTGGCGTTTTTTTTGGCGGCCATTTAATATATTTATATTTTAACGCACCAGGCTACGTAGTTCTGCTTCAGAAACTGTTGCTTGAAAGCCGTCAGCGACTCCTTTGACAATACAGCCAATGGCATCGTGGGAGTGAAGAGACTCTAGATGAGAGCATACGATCTTAAAATCAGTGATACGAGAATCCTTGTTGAACTCTTGATATAGTAACCGGGATGCATCTTCTACGAACTTAAGATAAGAGCCATTAAGTTCTGCAAAAGCTTGCTCATCCTCACGCTTTACCATTACTTGCGTCTCGGTCTTAAGAGCATTCAAGCACATCTGCTGAATCTCTTCAAACCAAATATGATCTGTATAGGTGAGTGAAACACGTGCTACAGAGCGCTGAGAATGTGAGACTACAGCTTTATTGCGGTACTTACGAGCATGTTCCCCTAGCTCAAATGAGCACGGGCATGCGGATGAATAAACAAAGTCAAAGTGTATAACTTTATTGAACACTCCAGCTTGATTCAAGCTACATTCAACGGCAATGTTATAATATTGATAACCAGCATTATTAGATCTGAGACTTCTTTGAATAATAGGGTAAGAGATCTTGAGAATAATTTTAGCGTCGAACGTACCTAGATTCTTCTTATAAAGCTTAAGAACATCTTCAATATAATCGATATCGAATGTATTGTCCTTATGCTCATAGAAAGAACGAATAATACGAGACATATTAATGCCTTTCTTATCAGCAGCAAGAGAAACAGTACCGGTTACAGCTGTTTCTAGCTCTATCTCCGTCTTATTAGGGCGTGTCCACTTAAGCGGTAGCTTAAAATTATGGATACCTACTTGCTGAATTGCAACAGGCGCGCCTTGTATAAGAGAGGACGGGCCATTCTGAAGATCAGGTAGAGTAGCAATATATGCAGATGTAGGTACTAGCTTTGTATCATAAGAGCGGTCCGGCTCCATGTACTTGCTATTAGCAGCATCAAAGAGCGACTCTTTATTTTCTACATCTTCGCCAAGCCAATCGTATTTAGAAGTATTCATTTAATATAAGTTTCAGATTTGTTGTTAATACCGTGTTTAACTAAATAGCTAATTATAACCTCAATCGAGTCAGTCTTCAACTTGAACTTTTCAGGAAAAAACTGACCACCATCGTAGAATTCAAAAAAGGTTTCTCCAAACATATCTTTGTGGTTTACATAACAAGTACAATAGACCGAGGCATAACCCGGGTCTATTAATACCGTCCAGTTACGAGAATCAGCTTCACTGTACTCATCGAACATCTTATACACCACATACCCGGAGTCTTTTAACCGTTTTACAAAATAACTTAAGGTTGTAATTTTGTTAGCCATTATTTAACTAGCCCTGAGATAAGAAAGGTAAAGTCAGTATTTTCAGTAGGCTTAATAAAGAAAGACATAATCTTAAAGCTATTGTTAATACCTACTCTAGCTTTTTCGAATTTTATACCTGAAAATAACCTAAAAATATCTAGATTAAAAGGAATAGTCTGAGTGAGCTCAGCGCCTTCGACAGTATCAGTAAGCTTCATTGCAATACTATCAGTATTACTTTTTTCTTTATCTCCAAGCTCACAGTAAAGACCATCTGCTTGTTTGTATATATAGATCTTATTAGTGTCGCTCGTAAAGGAGCTAGCTTTTAATACTTCCTGTAGCTTTTTGTACTCAATATCAAAGAAGGTATCGTTCTTTAAGCTTTCAATCTTTTCTCTCTTAAGAGTAACCTTAGGTACGATAGAATCGTCAAGAAAGTGATACTTAAATTGAATCTTATCAGATTTATAGAACAAATGATTAGTATTTAATTTAAAGTTAAGAGTATCTTCTTCAACGCAATCGAGTACTCTAAGTAACTTTTTTACGTCCCCTATATTAAGGGAAATATCTTGTTCTAGATTAAGAGGGTAGTGATATTTACCTAGAATAATAATACTAGAATCAGGCTTATTGCAGATAGTAAACAAGCCATCTTTACTACCTTTAATAGATACGATATCTACGGCTTTACCGATAACATTTAGAAAGTTATCGGTAAAATCTTTTTTATTAAGCTTAAGTTCCATCTTGTGGACGAGTCGGGCTCAGTTTTTTTTTGTCTTGAATAAGATTATCAAGCTTTACATTGATAATATCAATTTTTGATTGAAGCTTTTCAATACTTTCAACCACGTCTTCATACCTAGTAACTTTATTAAAGTTAAATTCTAATTGGTTACTAGGCTCAGCAGGTACAGACGGAGCCACAACAGGTACTTGCATTACCGGTACTGGAGGAGGTGCCAATACAGGTGGAGCTACAGGCGGCGCGCTAGCAGCCGCCATAGACGGAGGTCCACCTACAGGTCTAAAAGTTCTATAGATATTTGAAGGCATAACCTTACTCATATCTACGTCAGGTACCTTGAGACCCTCTCCAACAGCTCTGCTTTTTATACCAAACAGGTCTGTCTGAAGCTGTTTAGCAAAAAGAGCAGCAGCGATAACTTGCTCTTGATTAACATATTGAGCTTCGCGTTCAGCTGCTGCTAAGTCTCCTTTTACAGCATTAGGATCAATAAACTGTGGTTGTCCAGGTTGCATTAGGTAAGATCATCAAGACCGTCGAGCAGAGCTGCTACTTTATCATCGTGAGTTGAACTCTCCTTAGAAGAGCTTACTACAGCAGGTGCAACAGCAGCCTTAACAGCCGGGGCTACGGTAGCCTTAGGAGCTGGAGCTGCGACTGACTTCTTA